CTAGAAGCCTAATTCTAGAAGCCTAATTCTAGAAGCCTAATTCTAGAAGCCTAATTCTAGAATCACGAATCAAACAGGACAATGTTGTCAGGTTGCAGGTCTACGGTAACTCCGATCACACTGATTGTGTTGGGCTGCGCCCAGGATGCTTTGAATGTCAGTTCTCCGTCTGTGTTGTTGATTGTGACATAGGCGATCTCGTTGTCATGGTCTCGTACATTGTGGATCACGATGGCTGGCAGCCCGAGGAAGTCGATCACGAGGCCAGGGATCAGGTCGAATGAGCATACTAGGTTCTTCATCAGATATAGTCCTCTTCTAATTCTTCGCTCCATGAATCGAATACGGATTCTGCTTCGGCAAAGTCAGCCCTAGCGTTCTCCTCGTTGAATGTTGAATCGAGCGGGCCGTAAGACATTGCCCAGATTAGGCCGTTGTCGTCCTGGCGAGTGACGTACCAGCCCGGCTCGGGAACATAGTGAGACTCCATCATTCCAATGGGAACCATGTGCTCATTGACAATTCCGCTAATCAGACTATCGTCGAGCTGGACAATCTGAACGAAGCCCACAGGAGCGTCTACGTCACCTGTGTAGTCCTCGGCATCATCGAGGGTGAGGTACTTGAAGAACGTGTCGAGGATGGAATGGCAGAAACCGCTGCTGCGCTCGTAGTATGCTGGATTCTGGGTGCTTGGCATTGTGTAATCTCCCTATCGGGTTGTGGTGGGTTGTTTCTAGGTACAACACAGACAGTATCATAGAGATACGGACTATGCAATAACTAGAATCATCTGTATTGTCTCCAGTCTGTGTGGAAGATCATGTCTAGGAAGAAGCGCAGGTTGAATCGGAAGTCAGCCATTATGCACCGATTAGGTGCCTGGGACGAGTTACGGCGGTAAGGGTCGCAGCGGCCAGGGCTTTGTGGCCGAATGACTCGCGGAACCTGCAACAGGCTGAATTGTATGTGTTTGCATTGACTTTGTAATATGATCCGAACAGGTAAAACGTGTATTCCATCATCTTGAATCAGTGCTCCCTTATCAGGTTGTGGTGGGTTGTTTCTAGGTACAACACAGACTATATCAGAAGGATACAGACTATGCAAGAACTAGAAGCCTAATTCTCTAGTATTCTGTGTAGGCCATTATTGCAGACTTGATCGTTCGTTCGTAGGACTCGATGGCAATTCTGGCAATATCGAGCGCTCCCCAGATTGTTGGGAATAGTTCGTCTAGAAAGTCGGAGTCGTCTAGCAGTCCGTATACGTGCCACGATCCGATCAGGTTCTGTCCGATTGTGATGGAGAGGGCACCGTTAGCGGACCCCATTAGGAGGAAGTCGCAGCGATCTTCGATGGATTGTGTGACTTCTGAAACATGTTCGATCTTGGAGAGGTTGTGGTTCATGAGAGGATATCCTTGTCAGGTTGTGGTGGGTTGTTATGTTGGCTCCGATTATTGCGCGGCCAGAAGAGGGTGGCGCAATAATCGGGAATCTGTGGTATGGCAACTACTACGGAAACAACTAGACGATCAGATGGGGGTACAGCGGTGGCGGGGTCACGATTCGACCGCTTACGTTGGGGCTGTATGGGCAATGCTATCCTATCGGATTGTGTATGTCTAGCTGAACCGTAACTAGTTGTCTAACCTAGTCACTAGTTCTAGTCACCCTACTAGTTGTCACCCTAGTGGGGTTCTAGTTCCGATTAGCCTAGCACCGTTGCACCCATCAACTAGTCGTTACATGTGCCCGACTAGAGAGTTCTTGACCTACGCGGCATGGTCTAATCGCGGGTCATTACCCATTGCCGTTCCATTACTAGTTGATCGTTAGCGTAACGCACATGGTTACACGAATCAACGTTCAGAGTTCGGGTGGAATAATTCCGCTTAGCGGGTACAACATTCCCACTACGGTTTAGCGTGGATCGGCCAATGCGGGCCAGGTGGATCGGTGTTGCGGTGTGTCGGTGTTGCTATGCCTACCCTAGCGTGTTTGGTTCGGATTGTCTACCAGGTGATTGTGGTGCGTTCTATCGGCATGAGATTAACGAGTTGGGCAGCTAGTTGATACGCCCCGGTATGTGGTCTTTGACCACCGGATTGATATCGTCTGCCCTATCCATTAATTCCCGTATCGCAGATACTACACTACGTGAATACTGGTTGTCAATACCGAACCCGGTATGGATACGCAGGTGAAACTGTTGGCACCTAGTCGGGACTTACTTTGTGTTGCTGTTTGCTTGACTAGGTGATGGGTAGAACACTATCGGATGATTATCCACAGGACGGTAACAACTGGTACACAAACTAGTAACAAAACTGCTAACAACTGGTCGATCCAGCTAGCAAAACGCTAACTGGTTGTTAGCTGACATAACATACGTACCGATAGCGCACCCTATCGGTACGTGAATCTTCAACTAACCGACAACCAGGTGGGGCGCTAGGTTAGGTTAGGCTACCCTAACAACTGGTCGAGGGGGGTCGAAAAATTCGACCCCCCAACCGTGCGTGTGCACTCTCTCACCCAGCGGTATATATCAAAATTTGTAGAGCCTCTTTATTTTCAAAGTAGGACTGTCGTCTTAAAAATATATGAAAAATTTTTTGAGGTCCCCTATGAAAGAGAGTCGACCTTTAGGCTAAGCGCAGGTAGTAGCATCCATAGGAAGTCTATGTAGCTTTCTTAGTAGAAGAAGAATACTATAGGTACGTTTCCATCCATAACCTACCCGTAAATGTAGACTTTCATGCATGTTGACAGTACTATTCAAATGTTGACGCAATGTTGACGTAATGTAGACATAATTGTTGACATATATAACCCCAGGTCAGAGTACCTTTTATACCCCTTTTTAGGGTTTCGTCAACACATTTCCGGAGAGCAATAGTTTCGTCAACGGGTTTCGTCAACGGGGTGAATGGTGGATGCTTTCTTACATGTAGTCAACCCTTCCCGCCACTTCTACCTATTGGCGTTGACAGAAGCCAAAACCCCCTTTTTGGGGGGTAAAAGGGGGTCTGACCTGCGGTTATGTTTTGTCAACATTCTGTCAACGACAATGGTAGAGCCGTTGACGTAATTGCCAATACATATGTGATCGTGTTGGTTTCGCCTAATTACGTCAACGCACATTAAGCGAATTCCACCTGTCGGAGTTTCGTCAACACTTATGTCAACTGTTATAGTGGAGCCTGCGTTGACATAAGTGTTGACAGAATAGCTTTCGGTGTTTTTGAGGGTTTTGGTATTATGGAGCCGATTGGACCAATTTCGCCATCGCTGATTTCTGCCTGGTTAACGGTGGTTACCTATGGCAGGATAGGTGCCGCTAGGCTGGTCTAGACCACTTACCAGTTGACGAGTTGTACTGGTGGTTCGTGCCCGATAGACGCATCTGCGAACTTCTTGTTGCTTGACTTTAGATTGGTGCATGTGTTGCAATAGGACACTGCTTGACATACTGTGCGAGTATGTGTACTGTTTGTGGTGCGCCCTTCCAGGGGTCGCACTGCTCCGCTGAAGTGGAAGGTTGTCACACCTACGGGCCACTTTAGCGTGAAGCGCGAGAACCCCCTCTGTCCACGACCAGAGGGGGTTCTTGTGGTTTTGGTGCTGTTGTACTAGTTCTTTCTGAGTAACTCGATGTCGATCACTGTACGTGTGACGAAGTGATCGGTGAACAAAAAGAAGCTCTTGTCGTTCTTCACCATCACCTTTTTGACGGATACCCGGCCGTCCTTGTCGAGTGTCATCAGTCCGTCGATAGGTCCGTGGCCGGTGTTGATCCAGCGCTTGACCCTATCGAAGGCGGAAGTAAGTCCTGTCTTGCCTACCAGGAAGTCCTTTCGAGGACCGTCTGGTCGGTTAAAGTCGGCTAGGACAAAAGCGAGCGCGCTGCCCCTTCCGGCGACTTTTGCCCAGTCTCTGAGCTTCTCCGAGTAGACTTTACTTGCGTGAAAGTTTACATCGTCTGGCTGGCGACCGTACCTAGCGAGGTGGCCTTGGGCCACTGCGATCCTGCCCACTCCCTTTTTCTTGTGGGTGAACTCCAAGGTCGGGAAGGCCCGGTCGCCGCCAGTGCCTTCGAAGTCATCTTTGTCCATCACATGAACCTTGCCGATCTTGACACTGCCTGGCCTGACAATCTTCATGTCAACTGCGATTGCATTGTCCCCAGCGAAGGCGATAACGTGGTTGTGCTCTTCTGCGGCCTTGTTGAGAAGGTCGAAGTTGTAGTGATTCTTGTAGTTGCCGGACTCTGTGAAAGTCTTGATTGGCCAGCGCTTTCCTTTCCGGAAGATCTTCTCCACATCGAACTTCTGCTGCTTTTTTGGGTCGGAGAACTGGAGAGGAGTCAGCTGGAACCTGAGTTTATGGGAACGCTTCCTGTTCCTGTTCTTCCTTCTATTCTTCCTTCTGTTCCTAGCCATCAGCCCTTCCGAGCCTTCCAGGTCTCCAGAATCAGCTGGGACAGGGAGCGCTTTTTTTTAGTGCCGTTTGCTTCCACGACATCTTCTGCCGTGAAGAACAGGTCGTGCAGGTCCTTGAGCATCTGGGCTTCTTCTTCGGTCATCTTCTTCTTCTTCTTTCCACTTAGTAATTCTTGGACAAGCTTGTTCTTCAGCTTCTCGATATCGGGAAGCCGATCCATCGCCCTGTCCCCTGGGCAGGACTTGTAGGCAAACTTGCGGTGGGGGTAGACTGGAGCGCCGACCTTCACAAACCCAACATATTCGCGGACTGCGAATATCCATGCGACGAGAACAACCTGGTCATCCGTAACGGCGTCTTGAACGTTCTGCATAAGCGCGCAAGCGTAGCCGTCGTAGTTTAGGTTCTCTGAAAAACCTGCCAGATTCTTGTCGTTCATTGTATGGGTCCCCTTGGTCCCATAATCCTGGCCCTGGAAGTACTTTGCCTCGTTGGTAACCAGATCCTGGTATGACACCATCGGGGGAATCGAGTACCCGTAGCGCTCGATCTGCTGCGCTCCAGCTGCGCCTTCCTTGACCGTATCGGTATCGGTGGTGACGCTGATATGCAGGAAGTGGTACTTAGCGGGACCGTTCGGCATCGGGTGGGTGTGCGCCCTGCGAGCGTAAGCTCCTGCTCGCTCTTGGTTCGATCCCCACTGGCTTCGGTCATAACACTCGAAGCCGAGGTCACGCAGCATGTCAATCACTGCGTTCTTGCTTGGTTCACTCATGCCAACTCCTGCAGTAGTTCTTGCTGGTACTTGCGGATTCTGTGCTTCAGTACTGTGTGAAAGTAATCCAAAACTGGATCGTAAACTCTTTCATCACGGACCTGTTGAGCAACACCGTGAACCGGCTTTCGGCGCGGGTGTTCCCGGAGAGCCTTTCGGCACAAAGGTCCTCGGCACCCCTGGTCGTAGGTGCCTACGTTGTGGTGACTCCGACTTAAGAACTTTTCGTTCTTGAGCTCATAACAGATCTCTTTCCAGAGCTGGTCGCAGCGCTGTGTGTATGTCAGATCTGGCTCCTCGCAGGACAGGGAAAAGATATCGTAAGGAATCTCGGGGGACGTTTCTTCTATCATCACACCACAACCTGATAACGAATTGTCGGTCGTCCAAGATGCGATCCCTGAGTCTTAGGTACAAGCTCAACTAAGTCAAGTCCAGTCATTACATCAAGAGCTTTCTTTATTTGCTCTAGGCTGTAATTCTTTCGAGCTAGGTATCTAGATATGTCACGAGGAGAGGCGCCTCTGCCAGTCTTTTCTTGGTGATTCGATACGACTCGCTGAATGTCGTTCGATACGTCTTGCATAACAGTCAAGCCAATGTTGTTGTTCAATATTCCAAAGCAGTCAACAACGTAAGCGATGATATCCATCATAGCCAGAACGGTCTGCTTGTCAACAGTGTTGCGCTTCTTGTTTATGGTTAGAAGAAGCATGAGCTTCTTGCTAACAAGGTCGATGCGCTTTAGTAGATCGGTATCGTCGTTCTTCTTGGCTGGATCGAGAATATTGGCAAAATAGGTAACGTAAGTCTCGTAAGCGTCCGGCTCTAGGGTTAGTGATCGCTCCAGCGCGCCCCAGCCTCGAACATTCTTAAGAAGTTCTATCGCTTTGGCAAGATCTATCACAGTATCGGAGTGTGAACCGCCCAACGCTTCGGTTTCCTTCGACATTCCACCGGCGAATACCCATCGGTTTAGAAAGCCCGATCCTGTGTCTGTCCTAGTGACCAGTGTGCGGATCGCCTTAGGCTGCGTGCTCGCCGTTATGGAGCAGTACGGTTGAGAGGCAATATAGTCGCCTCTTGTGAGTGATCCAACCGAGACTGTATCTCTTGCATCGGCAAGAGCCATGATGGTGGACTTAAGTGTAGACCCTTCTCTATTAGTGCGAGCGAGAAGGGCAGACATCTCGTCAAAGTCAACGATACCGTTAACTGGCTGATACCCAAGAGAAGACTTTCCGTTGCCAGGATCTTTTCCCTCGTACGAAAAGGTTTTAACAAGGTACTCACCCGATCCTGGAACTGCTATTATCTTTGTCCCGGTTGTTCCCGTTCCATCTTCGTGGTATGGACTGGCTGCTTTGAGGCAGGCATCAAGCCAACCACGAGAACGAGACTTGCCCGCTCCTGTTGCCCCAAGGAGGCAGACCATGAGATTCGCATAAACCGGCCTGTGGTCGTCCAGGGTAACCTTACGTCCAACGACTGAGCCGAGTGCCAGGAGACCATGCCAAAAGTGATACTCTTCAGGGGAATCATCGCCACTACAAGACCTTATGTATTCGTGGAGGAAAGTGTCCTCGGGAATGAGTTGTTGCCACTTGATTACAGGATAGACAACAATCTCTTCAATGTCGTCGTCGGCCCACATCTCGCTTACATTCTCTGAGAATTCCTCTTCAGTTCCTTCTTCAGTATTTCCACTTCCCTGTTGAGAAGCTTGATCTGGAGGGGGACTGACCTTGAGACCTGGCTCGCTACCCAGAATCGAATCACCTGAGATAGGAGTTGCGCCTGGGGGCTGAACGACCGGAGGGGGGGAAGGTTGTTCAGGAGCTTCCTTGTAGATGATTTCTCCACCGGGAACCTTCTTAAATCTCCATCCAAAAGATTCCGCCATTTCCTGACGCAATTTGTGGAAGAGCTGTCCAGACTTGTAGCCCGGTTTCGGGTATCCAAAGTGAATCGCCGCAAGATCATAAGCATCTCCGCCTTCGTCGCAGCTGGCGCAAAACCAGGTATTGTTGTCAGTGTTAATCCAAGCAGATGGATTCTTGTCTGGGTGATCGGGGTTCGGACAGGAAACCATATTCCCGTCCTTCTTTCCGCCGACAGCGTGTGACTTGTGAATCCACTTGTTGTAAGCTGTTATACAGTCGATGCCGTCGATTATTCTGTCAAGCTCTTTGTCATCTTCAGACTGATCCTGTGATCCAAGGTCAGGAAGCTGAAGTGATGTAGCCCATTCGGGCTGTGGGGTCTCTATTGACTCTCCGCTTTCACGAGCGCGTTCTGCTAGAAGCTGTTGCCTCTTTGCGCGGAAATCAATTGGCGCACCGCTCACAGGAAAGCGTTTCCTGATTCCAAAAGAGCGACAGGATCGGCGTGAGGTGCCATCACTCCAGGCGCTGTTTTTAAGTCTAGAAAGAATGTTGGATCGGGGCTTTTTAGATTCCGACCCAAGGGGAGACGCATAAGATTGCCTAAGTCCTTACCGTCGAGACTATCCTGCTTTGGGAATACCTCGACGCTGTAGTTTTGGTATCCAACCAGGGGATTATCGATCTTGTGGCCGAAGATGTGCTGTCCGCGAATCGGTTCCCACTCGTCCATGTAGTCAAGCACAAAAAGAGCTGCCTCTCTTATGTCGGCAGCATTCATAGGACCAGTGAATCCGTAGACATGGATTCCCTTGTTTCCCGAGTAGGCAGCAGCGCAAGGAAGATTAGTCTGCTCTTCGATCACACGACAGAACCTGCGAGCGAGAATGCCCATCTGGTACTTCAGCCAAGGGCGAGCGGGGCTTGCGCGATCCAGCCAAGCCTCTCGGAGCGTGTTGTCGCTCCGGTCAAGCGGGTCTCCGAGCTTTACAGGACTCTGGGCAGCTTCCCAATCGGCCTCAGGCTGCGAGCCATCCCACTGAGTCATTGGAACATAGAAGCCGGTCTTCTGAAGGTCGATGTCGAATGCGAACAGTCTCGCGTTATCATCATTGTCAAGAAGGTAGTGACCGTATGTTGCTTTTCCATTAAGATGCGCGCGCAAGTGATCCATCTGGAATCCGAGTGGTCCGTGATTACCTATGTGCTTGAGTTCTCTGTCAGGAGAGTACCCTCCATTGCTGAACTGAACAGCCTTTACATCACGCCTCTGTATGAACCTTTTTGCATACAAAACTGCAAGCTCGTTGTTCAAGATGCACTCCGGGGAATAGTGGGGGTGTTTATGGTCACAACCTAGCAGTAGTGGGTAAATGTTGTCAACTACTACCTAATAGGTACAGTACCGATAGTTAAACCAAGACTAAGCCGAGTGCTTACTGCAACGTAACTGTGCGGTTTTATGCTATTTTTGAAGCGGTGCTGTAGATTCACCCTAACGCGTGCTACGCTCCCCAACTATGATGGAAAACCATACGACCAAGTGGTCAGGCCAGAGCCACTCTGTCGTGGCAGAATGCATAACAGCTGAATGCTCAAAGAAGGGGACAAAGACAAAGGTGTGGTACTCCAAGCTCGGAAGCGGTATGCTTACCCTGCCGAACATGTTCTGCCCGAGCTGTCACCTTCCTCCACTTCTACTTGAAGGATGCTCATGCGAGGGATGATTATCGTCTGCGAGACCCCCGACGGCTGCACATGCGGCGCGCCAGGCTCCACTCCATCTGGAATGCACCACTGCGATTGTGCAGTTCATCCAGGCTGGTGTGGACAGTTGGGGTGTCTTCCCTGCGAAGAGAACGGCAAGGTTGCAAAATGACCGAAGCCTGGTTTCGTAACCCCCACAACTATATACGAGAATTAGTGGAGGCTGGCGAGGGTAATATAGCCTGGGATCGTGGAATGCTTCAGAAGAGGAGAATTGATCCTCACAAGCACGCATCGACATACTTCGGTCAGGCCAAGACCGATTGGCGCCTTCTTCTTATAGGAGAACAAGGCACCGCAGAGTACAGAGCGGGCGACGCAGTTAACCCAGTGGGAGTTTATCCAACTTGGGACGCTTCTAATGACGACCTTGCTCTCCTTGATGAGATGATGCAGTACCCTCTAGGTGATGATGCTGACGCTTGCAACTCCCCGAACGTAAAGATTGATGAAAGACCAGTCTCGGGTCAAGAGCACAGAGTTGTAGTAACTAACATACCATCGCTATCTACTGGACCTGCAAAGGCTATGGGTCGAAGGATAAAAGAACTTCAGGAAGATTACCCTGAATGCATTCTTCATATTCACGGCACTTACAGCTGGCGATTCAACTTTGGGATGGGTTTTGCCTCTGCTGACGTTGACCCAAGGACAAACGCTGGCAAGGGAAAGGTGACGCTTCCTAGCGGCAAAGAAGTTATAGCAGAGAAGACCATCTTGACTCCACAGTGGGTTACGCTCCTGGGAATGTCCGTTGTGGAGATCAGCAAAGAGCCTCGGAAGCGTTGCATTTTTAACATCAAGTCCGCTGCATGGGCTGGCGAACACTTTATGGAGAACATAGCCTTCAAGTCAAAAGGTTACTCGAGAGTCAATCCTGACTCGACTAACCACAGTCCTGTTGAAGTTAAGAATGGCATTTACAGTAGGCCCAATCTTCCGATTCAGCCTACTGATAAGATATCATGCAACACATGCACACTTGCAAACTCATGCAAGTACTACAGAGAAGGATCGGTGTGTTCCGTGCCTGGTTCAGAACCATCTTCGCTGGCTAAATACTTTGGAACGCGAGACTCTGACACTATAATCGACGGCCTCTCGCATCTTACTGCACTAGGTGCGCGGCGACTCGAGAAGGGGATTCGTGACGAAGATCTTTACGGAGAGCTTGATCCTGAAGTTACAAAGATAGCAAACATGCTCTTCGCTCAAGGAGAAAAGCTTGCAAAGCTTGTTGACCCAAGTCTTCGTGCAGGTCCAGCGGTTCAGGTAAATGTCGGAGGTGCGGTAGGAGCCTCGGCTTCAACTCCGAATCAGCTTATGGGTGGAATTATTAGAGAGCTGGAGTCAAGAGGAGTCCCGCGAGCTCAGATCACACCAGACATGATTGCAAACTTCATGGCAGAGATGGGGGAGCAAAGAAAGGCTCCTCAGATGATCGAGAGTACTGTCATAACCTCAAAGGATGAGAATGCCTAACTTTGATCCGGCAAGAATTCAAGCCGATCTAAAGTGGCTTCAAGATCACCCATGGTTTGACGAGAAGCCTGCTTCTATACTAGAGTTCCTCGGTCCTGATCACCTCAATATTCAAAAAGGAATTCGGCCTGGCGTTCGGGATGAGTTGCTTGCTATCTTTGGAAGTGAAGTGAATGGCTTCAGGATCGCAATATTCAGGTGGGCGATGTTTACTGGTGCCATCGGAATTGGCAAGCAGTTGCGTCCAGAAGAACAGATCCTAACTCCAGAGGGGTGGGTGCAGAATCAGTATCTAATTCCTGGCGATGAGGTAATCGGAAGCGACGGTCGGCCAACCAAGGTAACTCACGTCTTTGACAACGAAGACGTTCAGATGTATCGAATTTCATTCAAGGATGGGACCTGGATTGATGCAGGCGCTGAGCATCTTTGGGAGGTAAGTTATAAAAGTAGTTATGGAAAGCTTAAGACTGAAGTGATTGACACGGAGCATCTCAGTAAACAAGAACTTAAACTCTCCGGCGGAAATTACAAGTACAGAATTCCGATTGTTCTTCCGGTAGAGTTTGTAGAGCAGTCTGAGTCTTTGCCTATTGCAGCGTGGGCACTTGGAGCGCTGATTGCAAACGGTGGAATGACTCAGGCGAGCTTGAGTTATTCCACCGAAGATGAGCATAACGCTGCAAGGCTTGAAGAAGAGTTGAGATTCAATGGAGTACATCTCTCCGAGGGTGGCTACCTAAAGTACACAATTTGTGACAACGGAAACCTGCGTCGCAAGATGTCAAATCCTGTCGCACAGGCTCTCGAAAAACTCGACCTGCTTGGAAAGGGATCACGCGAGAAGTTTATTCCAGAGACTTATCTCAGGGCGTCCGTTGCGGATCGCTGGCTTCTTTTGCGTGGCTTAATGGATAATGACGGCTCGGCGTTTGGTAAAAATACTCAGGTTTACTCAACATCAAGTGAGCAGCTCGGTCTTGATGTAGCAGAGTTGGTAAGGTCGCTTGGTGGATATTGCACAGTAACAAAGTTCGATCGCTCAGGAACTGTTGAGTATCAAGTTCATCTCAACATGGATCAGGAGTGTCCATTCAGTCTTCCGCGAAAGGTTGATCGCTGGGCTCCGCGAACTAATCAGCGCCCTGTAAAGTCGATTGTTTCTGTAAAAAAGATCGACAAAGGTCCAGGAAGGTGCATCAAGGTAGACGCTGCTGATAGTCTTTATGTGACCAAAGATTACATCGTTACTCATAACACAACCATGGCCTCAATTGTTCTTCCCTACATGGTTCACTGGGTGCTTTGCCTAAAAGACCCTCAAGACTTTTTTGACCTTCTTCCAGGCTCTCGCATCGCGTTTATGATGATGAGCACATCGGAAGATCAGGCCAAGGAGACCGTGTTTGGTGATGTTAAAGCTCGAATCCAGCACTCCGCCTGGTTTCAAGACCTTTATCCTTACGATCCTGATTTTAAGAACCAGCTCAGGTTCGCCAAAGATATATGGATTCTACCGGGCTCCTCGAAAGAGACTGCATTCGAAGGCTATAACATTCTCGGCGGAATTCTCGACGAGGCCGATTCGCATCAGGTCACAGTCAACAAGGATTACGCTGACGACGGCTGGAATACGATCAATGGAAGAATAGACTCTCGGTTTCAAGATCGTGGCTTCCTGCTCACCGTTGGTCAGATGAAAAAGGCTGACGGCTTTGCTGCTGCTAAGTTCAAAGAACTTAATGCAGATCCAGACAATGCTCATACTGTTAGAATGTCAATCTGGGAGTCGCTCGGATGGGAGAAGCTTAAGTCAATTGATCCTTATGGGAGCAGAATAAGCTTTTGGTATGACAGTAAGAGAAAAGAGATCATATCCAAGCCAGCCGCAGAGCTTCTTGGCTTCCCTGACCACATACTGGAGATTCCAACACTTTATGAAAAGAACTTCCGTAACGCTCCAGAAAAAGCTCTACGAGACCTCGCTGGCATTCCGCCTGCGGCTGGCTCGACTTTTATATCACTCTCCCACAAGATCACGGAAGCCCAAGACAGATGGGAAGAGCGATACGGAGATGAAGCCCCCATATCGTCGGACCCCACCCACCCTGCCCTAGCGGATTGGTTCCGTGACCCTACTCCACTCCTACGGGCCGTTCACCTAGATATAGGCATTTCGGGCGAAGGAGACGCGGCGGCTATCGTCATAGGTCATGTATCTCATTTAGTTCAGATAGAAGATGACGATACAGATGAGACTGAAAAGCCTTACATTGTTATAGATGCTATCGTAAGGTGCAAAGCAGGGCCTGGTCAAGAAGTTATGATATCCGATCTTCGCAAGTACATTTACGCTTTTCGGCAACGCGGATTCCGAATCCGCAAGACCACCATGGACGGCTTTCAAAGCACTGACACCATGCAGCAGCTAAACAAAAAGAAGTACAATGCTAGTTATCTTTCGGTTGACAAGAGTAAGCTTCCGTTCGAGGATCTTCGTGATGCACTTTACGAAGATCGAATCGAGTTCCCTCGTTACATGACAGAGTTAAAACCAGGCGACGGTACAACAGTTGACATAGCTTTTCGAGAGTTGTCTCAGCTTGAGGATACTGGAAAAAAGATAGATCACCCAGCAAAGGGTTCTAAAGATGTAGCAGACGGTCTAGCAGGAGTCACCACTACCCTCATGGGTGACAGGAAATATAGGCGCAGGGTAGGATCACTAAGCGATGATAGACCTGTAGACCAAGAGGCTCTCGCAAACGCACTCGACTTCAGTGTTGGTGGCGCAGATAGATCCAAAAGCTTTGGCGATTCAGAACTTAAGGCTTCTGTCCCGCCGAGCTTTGGTGACATTCCAAGCTTTCCAATGCCAGGACAAAGGGGATTCAAGTGACTGGATTGCTTGGGCCGAAGGGCCAACCAATCAGCAGTAAAGATTTTGAAAACAAGAAAGGCAAGCCTCCTGCTCTAGGAGAGCGGTTCGGGCAATGGGCTGGTGAGAATACTCCCATGTTCAATATGCCTGGAGGCGGAACTATTGCCTTCGATACAAGCCAGTTGACACTCGCTGACTTTCGTCAGATGAAGGGTCACTACCAGATCAACTCTTCACTTTCAATCCTGACCTTCATGATGCACCAGATGTCGTGGCATGTGGAGATAGAGGACAAGGGTCCGAAGGACCAGCAGCGGCGACTGCAAGAGATGATCGAGACTCAACTAACCGATGTTTGGAGCAGGTTCGTAAGAGCTCAGTCACAGGCTCTGTGGGCTGGTTACTCGCCCAACGTTCTCCAATGGGAGAACGACCTGAACGGTCGCTCTATCGTTCTTACGAAGATAAAGGATCTTCTTCCAGAAGATTGCAGAGTTAACTGGAAGAACATCACGAACACTGTCCCTGGATCGAGGGGTGCTGTTCAGTCCCACAGCGTGTATGATGGAATTGTTCAGTACGGTTCCCCATCTGCCATACCAGTCGAAAATTCGTACTGGTATCCACTTCTGATGGAGAACGGCAATTACTACGGCAGGCGTTTGCTAGAGTCTGCATTCCAGCCCTGGTTCTTCAGCACGCTTCTTCACTTGTTCGCAAACCGATACTACGAGCGTTTTGGTGAGCCGGTTCCCGTAGGTCGAGCGCCTTATGAGGACGAGATTGAGGTTGGTGGTCAGTCGGTCAAGGGAAATGTCTTGATGGGACACATTCTCAATAGCCTTCGCAATAGGTCAACGGTTGTTCTTCCCAACGAAAAGACTTCGTTTGGGAACGAAACAGATCCTGACTACGACTACCAGATAGAGTACCTCGAAAGTCAGATGCGAGGCGCGGACTTTGAGCGCTACATGACGCGTCTCGACGAAGAGATGTCCCTTGCGATGTTTACGCCTATTCTCATGATGCGAACAGCCGACGTAGGTTCCTACAACCTAGGCCAGCAGCACACGCAGGTATACCAATGGATGCTTAACGCGTTCAGTGGTGACTGGGCTGATTATATCAATAAGTACATAATCAGGCCTATTAGCTTCTACAACTTTGGTCCGAACGCTCCTAAGGCTCGAATCCGATTTATGAAGATGGGCAAGGTTGATAATGACATGCTCGCTTCGATCCTCGCAGCGCTCGTGGCAAAGGATGCTGTCAAGTTTGACATGCGAGAAATCGGTGAGTTTACTGGAATGACTCTCGAAGACATAGAAACAGTCCAAGGAGATAACAAGCCTCCTCCAGAAGATAATTCTCCTGCCAAGGACCCCAACGAAGATGATCCTGCCAAGTCAGTGATGGCTCGTGTCGTGAAGCGAGTTTCTCTTCAGGCTGCAAAGGCCTTCCGTGAGGATACCTTTGGAACCGAGGATTGGAACCCTCAGATGGGTTACAAGAATCAGATGGTTTCCGCATTCAAGGGCATGAGGCTTTCTGGTCCTCAAGAGAGGGTTGACGACATTTACGAGGCCATGGACCAGTGGCTCGGGACAACTGGTGATCTCGGCAAGGATGAGTTTAGCAACTCTGAGCAGTACATGAAGTTCTTTTCTTCGCAGCTTGAAACGTACATCGACATATTCACTCGCTAAGGAAGCCTTATGCCATATCCAGCAGGTATACTTACTCGTCAGATTAGTTTCGGCAGCCCTCGGGGACTCGAGGCTGGCGTAGATATGACGATGAATGTTTACATCATCGCCTCTAGGTCTATGCTGTGGACAGCAACAGGAGATCCTTTTGTTAATATAGGACTCACTATTGAGGGGTTTTCGGAGACATTAGCACTTCCTGTTACCGATCAGTCCGGCTGGGGTGATGGACTGGGCAATGATTATTCTGTATATGAAGGAGCGCAGACTCACACTTACTCCATAGCTATTGTTTATAAGATTAATGGTTCAGAAAAGTTTAGGCGAACTATACCGGCTTTCGCACTACCCTCCACTTCTGATGCCGTTGTTGATATTGATAATTTAATTCAATTAGGACCCCCCACGGAGGGAGTTCAGGTGCCGGGCTTAATTGGAGAGCTTCCAGAGTACTTAACCCCAACTGCGCTTGCTGACTCGAGCGG